ACGTTTGCAGCAGCTAAATCAGTAATGTTAGATAGTGACATATCGCCAACTGTCTTCAACTCCATTGAAAATTGTTTTATCTCTTTTCTACGGAATTTCTCTAAATTATCAGAGTTCTCATCCATTGCAGTAGCAAATGCCTGATTGAATGATACTGGAGTTGATGCTTTAGCTTCCATTTTAAAACGGTTAGCCTCAGACTTAGCCTCTAATAGAGCCTTATCCATTTCGTCAATACGAACATTTGATGCTTTTACTGCATCTTCTAATTTTACGTCTGCTGCTTTTGTAGCCTCGCTGATTGCATTTGTGATGATGGTCTTTGCCTCATCTAATGTTTGTGCTTTGTTTGCATTTAGCAACTCCTGCGCTTTTGCTTCTAAATTTTCCATTTTTTTACTTTTGTAATACGTTAATTAAACTTGTTAATATATTCGGCTCGTCTGCGGCAGGAGTGATATTAATCGGCTCTTTACTTTCAAGTGAATTTTTACCTAAATTGAAAGCTTCTAATTGGAATTGTTTTAATGCAATCTCCAACCTACCAAAACCCTCATCCGTTAAGCTGCCATCTTTTAGCAACTTTATCATTTTACTTATCTGATCGTTTATCTCTGCCATTGTTAAGGATTTAAACCCTGTAAATGGAGTTTCCGGATTTGCCCCCAAAGTGACATTCGATCCCTCGTATAACTTAATTTCTTTTATTGTACGCACCCCTGTCTTTTGGTCATAGTCTGCCTTTACAGTACTAAACCCGATTGAGTGCTGAACAACTATACCCTCTGAATATAATACTAATGCATCCTTCCCGTATGATGTAGGTGCAATCTTTGACTCAAAGTAAATACCTTTTTCCTGTGCCTCTAATACAGTAGGTTTGCCATGTGGTTGCGACCAATTATGCTGATTTAAAAAGAATATTTCATTCGATCCCATAGGACCACGTTCTGCAATCGTTTTAGATGCAGCACCTGATGCAATTATATCATCATCATAATCCACGTTACCAAACTTGGACCAATAGCCTGTAACAGTCATAGCCTTTGCGTCTATGTCTTTTATCTCAGCAGTAAAGTTCTTATACTCTAATAATCCTTTCATCTTTACAAATATATTAATTTTTTAAATATCAATTAACCCTTCAAATATGGAGGTGTTCTTGGTTTTAATATTGGCAGTCCATCCGAATCAACTATTGCCTCAGTAGCCATAACACATCTACAATTTACAACCTCAGCAGCAGTAGCTGATGGATCACCAGGGTACATCATTTGAATACCACCAACCATAAAAGGCTGATTAATAGCTATCCTTTCAGTTGTCATAGCTAAATGACTGCGCCTGGTTCTCTTATCCTTTGTATTAATCCAAAACTTATTCACCTCATAATCTGAACTTTGAGCACCTAAATTAATGCCATGATTCGCTGCTTTAGTTGATTCAGTACGTGCAATTACTAATGACCTTGCTCTGTTAAAATCAGGATTATTTAAAGTTTCTTCAAATAACTTTGCTTGTTCTCTGCGTGATAAATTCAGTCCTAATATGTTGTTTAACAAATTATTTATTTTATCTTTTGTTGTTTGGTCTATTCCTTGTACAGTAGTACCTCCAACTAATCTAAAAAACTCAACCATCTCAATATACCACTGAGGATTAAAGAAATCAATTATAAAATCCTTTTTGGTTTTAGGTACTGAGTTACGAATCCAATCGTATGAGAATGTCGCAGCAGATACACCAACCTTTGTATAGATTTTTTCTAATCCATCATATAAAGGTTTTTGATTTACTAAGAACTGAATGTAAACCTGTAAATCATCAAAGTTAGTATCATCTATAAAATCAGTAATGGCTTTTGTCTGCTCATCTAATGCTTTCTTAATAATAGGATAAGCATAAGCCTCATACTCTTTATGTAGCTTTAAATAGGTTTTATGATATTTTACACTACTTGCCATTTATTGTCGCATTGTTATATGCCTGGTCCAATGATAAATCCTCAATAGGCACTAAATTAGCCGGTACGTAAACCTTATCCATTTCAGGACTGCTTATCTTATCATAACCCTGAGCAACTCTTTTCTCATCAGGAGTAATCCAATATGAATTAGATAACCACTCAGTCAACTTTTGCATATCCTCCTGCATTTCAGGATAACTGCTAAAGTCAAAGTCAAAGTAGTATTTTTTACCATATGCTTTAGCGTATGGCTCACAAACAAACTTATTTATAGAATCTCTGATTTTGCGAGATAGTGGTGCAGTTGCATTATAAATTAACTGCTTAGATGCCCATCCCATATTATTATCCGTAGATGCCGACTCACTACCTGAGAACTGTATTGGAACGTGAAAGGCAGTATAGATTTTACGTGTATCTATGTTTAAAGATTCAATCAATTGTAAATCAGTAGATGGTAATCCAATCTGAGTCCATTTTAGCGGTCCTGATGATGGGAATATACGATCCATTAAAGTTTCACCACGTTTTGCATCAACTATCTTTTCCTTCAATAAGTTCATTTGATCCTTTGTCAAACTTGCACCATTTCCATCAGGAGATATAAAGCCCATAGCACCACCATTACGTATTTGCTTTAGTAATTCGTTATCTCCCTCATTCTCTTTTAGTACGTTTCGGTAAATAGCCTTAATTGGTGATTGTCCATATAACTGCGCACCTGTCAAAGTAAAATCCGGATTGAATGATTTAAAATGAGCCACTTGATTTGCAGGTAATGGAACCTCTGAAATATAAATAGAACTTAGTTTATAACCTTTAATAGGCTCAAACATACCACCTGATATAATCTCTACCCATTGACTCGGTAAAGTATAAAGTTGTGACCAAATTTGTTTTTCGGTCATCATCTCATCTTTACCATTACCAAATATGTAACCATCTCCTGTACATAAGTAAAACCCGGCTAAATCGGTCATCCATTCCTCATAAGTCTGTAAAGGATTAGGCTTTGCTAATAAGTCTAAAATAGGATTAGATTCAACCTGGTTAAACATTTGCTCTTTAAGTTGTAATGTTCTCATCTTAGCAGATGCACCCTCAGCCATAGACATATTTTCATATATCTTTAAATCTTTTTTAGTTACCCCCTCCTTAATCTCATATAGCGCATATGCGCACTCCGCAACCTTTTTACTAATAATATCAATGCAAGTGTAAACATCAGCGTTCTTTTGAAATCCTTCCTCAACAAATTTAACCTTATCCGAAAAATCAACTATTACCTGGTTGTTACCTATCCAACCGAATACATTTTGATTGTAAAGGTTTGCAGTTATCTGTTGTTGTAATCCGGGCATCAATGCCTCCATTTGATTACTTGCTGCCTTTTCAATATCAGCCTTAAAGAATTTTTGAAGTATGCCCATAGTTACCATTCAAATGAATATTCCTGTACAAATTTAGATGCCAATTTATTTAATGCCACGTATCTCAGAGGATCAATTAAATGGTTATAAGCATCAATAGGCTCATTTAGCATTTTGCCTGTTTTATCTTTTTTCCAAATATATGAATAAAACTCCTTTTTTAAGTTATGGCTATTTACGGTTACATTTATCTTATATCTTTTCAATATGTCAATACCCTGCTTAATACTATCCGGTCCTTTCATTGCACCATGTATATTAAAACCCTCTGCATAAATCTCTTGTATAGACTTTGGCTCTGCACTATCTGCTATTATCTCATGCTCTGGGCTTACCTTAAAATCTCTTAGCTTTTGACAAATATCCATATTGGTTAGCCGGGTTTCATAGCACATTTCATTTACCCATAATTCACCGGATGATTTATAAACTTCAATTATGCCTGTCGGATCATTCGTAAATCCAAAGTCAATTCCATAGCTGATTAACTCCGCATCCTCAGGTATTGCCTCACATATTGCCCAATTCCTAAATATAACTCCTTCAATCTTTCCGGTTAAACCACGTGCATAAACATTGTATAATTCCTGGTCTAAATCTTTAATATCCTCAATCCTTTGGTGATCCTCATCTGATAAAAATGGATTGTGCCTATGGTCTGAAATTATAAGTCTTGTATCAGGTTGACCGATTAACTTAGTATGTGCCCAAAATTCATTTGTCGGGTTGTAGTCAATAAATATCTGATTCTTTGTCCTGATGGATAACTGCCAATAGATTTGGTA